ATGGCAACTGAATCGAAATGCCCGTTCAATCACGCGGCTGGCGGTGGCACGACGAACCGCGACTGGTGGCCGAACCAACTCAATCTGCACATCCTGCACCAGCATTCTTCGCTGTCCGATCCTCTGGATCCGAACTTCGATTACGCCCAGGCCTTCAAGCAACTCGACTTCGAGGCCGTCAAGCGCGACCTCACCGCACTGATGACCGACTCCCAGGACTGGTGGCCAGCCGATTTTGGCCATTACGGGCCGCTGTTCGTGCGCATGGCCTGGCATGCCGCCGGCACCTATCGCACCGCTGACGGGCGCGGTGGAGCAGGGTCCGGCCAGCAACGGTTCGCCCCGCTTAACAGTTGGCCGGACAATGTCAGCCTCGACAAGGCGCGCCGGCTGCTGTGGCCGATCAAACAAAAGTATGGGCGCAACCTGTCCTGGGCTGACCTGATTGTGCTGACCGGTAACGTGGCGCTGGAGTCCATGGGCTTCAAGACCTTCGGCTTTTCCGGTGGTCGCGCCGATGTCTGGGAAGCTGATGAGGATGTCTATTGGGGTTCGGAGAGCAAATGGTTGGGCGGCGACAATCGCTATGGCAAGGATCAGCAGATCACCCAGCCACCCGGCGATGGTCCCCTGGTGGCCGAGCCCGCCCTGCATGGCGAGGAACAGAGTCGCACCGACCAGGGGCGTAACCTCGAAAACCCCTTGGCCGCGGTACAAATGGGCCTGATCTACGTCAACCCGGAAGGTCCTGAAGGCAATCCTGATCCAGTGGCCTCGGCCAGGGACATTCGCGAAACCTTCGCGCGCATGGCAATGAACGACGAAGAAACCGTAGCGCTGATTGCGGGTGGCCACGCCTTCGGCAAGACCCACGGTGCCGGCCCCGCCGACCATGTCGGTGCCGAGCCGGAAGCCGCCGGCCTGGAAGCCCAGGGCCTGGGCTGGAAGAGCACGTTCGGCAGCGGCAAGGGCGCCGACACCATTACCAGCGGCCTGGAAGTGACCTGGACAACCACGCCGACCCGCTGGAGCAACAACTACCTGGAAAACCTCTTCGGCTTCGAATGGGAACCGAGCAAAAGCCCCGCCGGAGCGCACCAGTGGACGGCGAAAGACGGTGCCGGCGCCGGGATCATTCCCGACGCCCATGACTCGTCCAAGCGACACAACCCAACCATGCTGACTTCGGACCTGGCCCTGCGCTTCGATCCCGTCTACGAAGAAATATCTCGACGTTTCCTGGCGAATCCAGAACAGCTGACCGATGCCTTTGGCCGCGCCTGGTTCAAGCTGATCCACCGCGACATGGGGCCGCTATCACGCTACCTCGGCCCGGAATTGCCTGATGAGGAGTTACTCTGGCAAGACCCGATCCCGGCGCTGGATCATGCGCTGGTCGATGATCAGGACATCGCCGTGCTCAAAGGCAAAATCCTCGCTTCGGGCCTGACGGTGGGGCAACTGGTGTCGACGGCCTGGGCGGCAGCTTCAACCTTCCGTGGTTCGGACAAACGCGGCGGCGCCAACGGTGGACGCCTGCGCCTGGCGCCGCAGAAGTTCTGGCAAGCCAACCAGCCCGAGCAACTGGCCAACGTGCTGGGGAAACTGGAAAACGTCCAGCGCGAGTTCAATAACAGCCAGGCCAGTGGCAAGAAAATCTCCCTGGCCGACCTGATCGTGCTCGGCGGCAGTGCCGCGATCGAGCAGGCCGCGAAAAATGCCGGCCACAACGTGACAGTGGCCTTCACGCCGGGCCGTATGGACGCCAGCCAGGAACAGACGGATGTCGAGTCGTTCGGCTTTCTGGAACCCATTGCCGACGGCTTTCGCAACTACCTCAAGGGCCGCTATCGGGTGTCGGCCGAGGCGCTGTTGATCGATAAGGCGCAGTTGCTGACCCTGACCGCCCCGCAGATGACCGTGCTGATCGGCGGTCTGCGCGTGCTTGATACCAACGTCGGGCAAACAGCCCACGGCGTCTTCACCCAGCGCCCGGGGGTGTTGAGCAACGATTTCTTCCGTAACCTGCTGGACATGAGCGTGGAATGGACACCGACCTCGGGCACCGGCGAAACCTTCGAGGCGCGAGACCGCAAGAGTGGTGCAGTGAAATGGACCGGTACCCGGGTCGACCTGGTGTTTGGCTCCAACGCGCAATTGCGCGCGCTGTCGGAGTTCTATGGCAGCGATGATGGCGAGGAAAGTTTCATCAGGGACTTTGTGGCGGCGTGGAGCAAGGTGATGAACCTGGACCGATTCGACTTAAACCGCGTCGTCTAGAGGAGATGTTGTCATAACGCTGGCATTACCGGCAAAAAGTGCCTCGGCTCGCCCTCCGGCTCCTACATCTGCGGAGGGCATCCAGCGACCATAAACCTTGGCGATCATGGTCCAGTCTTTGTGGCCAAGTTGCTTGGCTACCCACATTGGATTCTCGCCTGCGGATAGCATCATGGAGGCATAGGTGTGGCGACTCTGGTAGGGGCGCCGCCACCTGACGCCAGACTTCTTCATCGCCGGCATCCAGATGACACGGTAAATGTATCCGGCATGCTTCCACGGCTCGCCAGTGATTGTATTGAGAAACACCCTGCCGCCTGCCAGGAAGGTCAATTCCTTCTGCTTGAGCAGCGCTTCTCGCGCCGGAGCCAGCAATTTCACGGTGCGCCTTCCTGCTAACGTCTTGGTCGACTCTGGCTCTTTTGCAGCCCGCGTCTTGGCCCTGACGATCCTTATCTCCCCCGCGATCCAATCAATATCCCCCCATTCCAAAGCGATCAGCTCACTGGGCCGAAGGCCTGTCCAAAACGAGAACTGCAGCTGTGGCCACGTTTTGCCCCTTGCTGCTGCCAGTATCGCCAGTTGCTCCTCTCGGGTGAACGGGTCAACGTCATCTTCCTCCTTGAGCTGTTCACGATTCTTGTAGGCCCACCCGGAGAGCGGATTGCTCTCTAGGATTTCATCCTCGACGGCATCGTTAAGCGCAGAGCGGAAGCAGCTCTGCACATTCGTTAGCGTTTTGTTGACGACCTTGTAGTTTGACATCTTCTCTCGGATGATTTTTTTAGACAGCTCATTCAGGGGCAGGTCGCCGAACATTGGCTTGAGGATTGCGCGGATGGTTGTTTCGTAGAACGCGACCGTGCTTGATTTGAGTGTCGGAGTTTTCCTTTCCAGCCATTCCGTCAGGTAGTCCCCAATGGTCTGCCTGGAATCAGTGCGCCTGAACCCTGCGGCCCGCTTCGACTTTGGGAACGTTGCGGCATAATCGAACGTACCGTTCGCAATCGAATACTCAATGGCGGACTTATGCTGCTCGGCCTTTTTCAGATTAGCGGCGGTGGGCTTGAGCGCGATACGCTCCCGGCACCGGACGCCTTGGTATTGGAAAGTGATTTCGATACTACTTGCAGATGCGGCGCGGACGCCTCCCCCATCTCGACCCATGAGTAATATCCTTCTACGTCTATTAAAATTCTGCCGTCTGGCGCTTTCCGCCAAACAAGATGCTTCGGCCATTTGCCGTCGCGGATTTTGGTTCTGACAGCATCGGGTGTATAGCCCGACTCCCGAGAGAACTGCTCTACGGTCTTGTATCTGACCATGTGTGTGCTCCATGCCGCCCGTGGCGGCAGAAGGTGTGGAAGGGTTAGCGCTTCTCGATCTTCGTCCAGCCGCCGGGCCGATGGGTTTCGTGGTAGGTATCGATGCCGCGGTACTGGCCATGACTGATGCGGCAGATCTTGCACGTCCGGCAGTTTCCATAGTCGCCGTACTTCACGGCTTCGAACCTTGTCCAGCGATGGCCGAATGGCTTGCAGATCAGTGCTCGGCCGGCCATTACGATGGCGTTCCAGAGGCGCGGGTGATTGGAATACAGGTCGTTGTGGATGTGGTTCAGTCGCATCCGGAGGCGCCACCGAAGCGGTCGGCTCTCGTCGCCTTTGCGCAGTGGTTCAGTGATGAGTTTTCCGATTTGTTTGAGCACAGGAAGTCCTCGCCCGCCGGTCATCGACAGGTCAAAAGTAGAATTGGTAGCTCTAATTCAGTTGGTGTATCGTTTCATCTGTTCCCCTGCCGCCAACTCTTTACCAGTCCATGGATGGCGAGGTTGTGCGTGCAGGGCGAACACTTTCCCTCTCCCGCCGTTCACCGGCAGGCTGGTAGGTGGAAGAGGGGTTAGGCTTTCTCGCCGCGATCGATGAACCATTGGCATGCTTCAACCAGCCGGGGATCGTCATACCAATCCTCGATGATTCGATTGCAGTCGCGATCCCTGTAAAAAGTCGGGCCGCAGTAGTGGTGCCACTCCATGAAGACCCGGGCTCCGTCACGGAGTGGAAGGCGGTAGAAGGGGCTGACGCACACGATGGCGCCGCCAAATCGAATGCAGGTCATCGCCGCGGCCCCTTGTAGCAGTACACGTAGGCGAACCAGGCGAGGGCGATCATGGCGTCACCACTGAGGCCTCTGGAATATCCTCGAACTTGTAAGTCTTGATGACGCGCTCTTCGACGCCGGAGACCTTGATGAATTTTGCCTCTTCAACCCAGGGGTAGGCGTCTGGCTCGCCGTGCTTGCCGCCGCCGCTCATCTCACAAAATGCGAGAGCACGGCCGTCTGGCAGGATGAAGGCCTTAACATCGACCTCGTAGTTGCGCTCCCAGCTGAAGTGGCACCAAGACGGAACTCCGGGGGCGGCCACTGCGCTGTAACGCACCTCGTTCACCGCATCATCGTGCGAGCTCTCATCGTAAAGCTGATCCAGATCTTCGCCGGACATGGACGCCAAATCTTCAAGGGTAACGAGGCCATTTGGTGCATCGCGCAGGCTGTCGTACTTGTAGTCGAAAGCATTGATTCCGTGATGCATCACCAGCAGCTTGGCCATCTGGCGTGCAGTGAGCGTGTTCAGTGAGTGGTGGATGTTTGCATCGATCATAGGGGTTCCTTGCCGCTATAGCGGCTGACTTTGAAGGGAAGGGGGATGGGTGGTGGCTACGGTCGAATGGGTATGAACTATCTCCCCCACGCCGCACTCAACCGCTCGAGTAACAACTGTTACTCGATGGCGGTGTGCTCCGCCTAGGGCACTGACATGGCATCTATTGATGACTTCAGGATGAAATCACACGAACTGTTGTTAGAGCTCGACGCCGCAACCATGGGAATGATGATGCTTGTGTCATCCAGGTGTGTTTCGGGGCCTGAATGGGAAGCTGCGACCAAAAGGCAGCACGACGCCTATCAGTGCTGGGATGCCTTTATGAATGCCCCACTCGTAACTGTTGCCGGTAATTCCCCGCCTGCTCTCTGAGCTTTTCATTCGGTGTACTGGGCTATAGCGGCTGACTTTGAAGGGGGAGGGGTTACAGGTTTTCCGGGTGGAGTACAGATGTACTCCTTGAGGGCTCAGGCTATCGCCTGCCAATGCTCCAGCTCGGAGGCGATGGACAGCATTTCGGCAAACAGCTTTTGCTGCTTCAGGTTTCGCTCTTCATAGATGGCTTGCAGGCTGCGATTCAAAGCGGCCAGCGCCGAATGGCGCGAAGTGTGAACCTGGCTTTCATGGAGCATGTAGGTCCGGCCGGGGCCTTGGTAGCACTTCGGCCAAGCCCGGTTGCTGAGGTTGGACCGTTGGTGCAGTTTGATTTCCTCAACTCGCCGCATCCGGACGTTGATCATCCAGAGCTCGGCGCCGATCACGGCTTCACCATTTCATCGGGGTCGAACCCGAACCGCCGGCATAGCGCGTGCGCGACACCGGATCCACAGCAGAAAGCGTCCTTCATCGCGACCCAGCGCTGCGTGCCGCGCCGGCTGGTGCCGGTCACCATTCGAACGGCTGTGCGGAGAAGTTCGTGTTCGCTGAACTTGCAGCCCGACAGGGTGATAATGCGGCTTTCGGCCTGCTGCGCGGTCAGCTCATCAATCCGCTGATCTGCTGTGTTCAGGCTAAGCTGCAGGGCGTCACGCTCGGCGATGACCCGGTCGAAGTCGGCGGCATAGGTGTACTCGCCTGCTGCACCTTTGAATCGGTAGCGCTTCACTTCGATAAGAGGTTCGGGAGTTCGGTTTTCTGTGGGCATGGAGATACTCCGGCGCTGCGCGCGCAAGGCTATAGTTGAAGGATCGAAATGCAGGAGGCGGCTCATGAACCTTCCAAAGTGCGTCAATTGCAAAATCGAATTGAGACAGGATCTTCCAGATGAGCCCGATGGGGTTTATGCAGCGGTATGTGCGGACTGTGGCCCTTATAGGCTCGGCGACTACGTGGTGACCGAGTTGAAGAAAGGCCGAAGGCTTGATGCATCGATAATGAAGGAGTGGATTGCCGCTCAGTACGATCCAGTGAATAACCCCCGGCCTTTGATCACGAGAGAAGTGGCTGTATGGCTCCCGAATTCGAAAGATGCTTCGGGCGGCGGTTACGATCACGGAAACGGTTGAGTCTAGGAATCAGGCCGCCAGTCGCTGGTAGAGCTCGATGATGTCGGCGGCATTTGCGCTGACCAATGCCTCGGCCTCATCGGGACAAACGCTGTTACCGATCAGCCGAACCTGGTCCGTCTTGTTGATGTCGCGCCATTCTTCGGCGCCGGTCACCGGGTCGACGAACAGCCCGCGATCGATGATGTAGTCCTTGTCGAAGCCTTGGGCAGCCTTCAGCTCTGGCGGCTGCAGCATGCGCAGGGTGATATCGACCAGCACATAACCGCCGACCATCACCAAATCGGCCGGGTCTTTGAAGTGCTCCGGCAGATGTTCGTGCATGAAGGCGGCGCAGCGGCGCGCACCTTCCAACTGCTCCGGCGTCAGCGTGTCCGGCACCTGCACAACCTCGACCAGCGCAACCCGATCCTTAGTCGGCAGGGTGTGCATCGGCTCGGTGAGCGAGATGCCGTCCTTCTCGTTGCCGTAGTACTTCACCAGGTAGGCGCTCACCAGTCGCTGATTGGCGCCGGACTGGCAGATGGTTGAGAGCGGTGAGTCGGCGGCGCGGCCGTCACCGTTATAGAAACCACCGTTCGCTTGCTCGAAGAATGCAGCGACAACGGCCTGTTCGCCGCGGTTGGCGCCGGTGACCGTACGCGTCGGCTCGTCCAGCGAGTATCCGCTCCGGTCGCCGTGATGCGTCAGGTGGGTTAGATGCCCGGCGACCATCGCGAAATGCCCGCCTTTCACCTGAGCGACCTGCGTTCTCAGCGGTTCCTGCACATCGAAGTTACGCTGTGATGAGCCGTTGGCGCACTCGGTGAGGAATGGCGCCGCTACCGGCTGTACCAGTGCGTGGTGCGTGCCGCCGGCGCTGATGGTCGATAACGCCTCGTCGACGCCGTGGGTGCTGGTGTGCGCTTCAGATGTGCCGCGCATCGGCACGATGAAGGGCTTCGCGCTGGTCAGCACGTGTCGCCAGCAGCCCTTGGCCACGCGACGCATGGTGTTCACCGCCATCGGCTTGTCACGGAAGATCGTGCGGCCGAGGTTGCTCCAGTCGATGCACTCGGCAGCGGTGCGCCAAGGCTGCTGCTTCGCCTTCGGCATTTTGTGGCGCGTTGGTGCTGGCCAGACAATCGGCTTTCCGTCGCTGCGTGCTACCAGGTACAGACGTTTCCGAATTGTCGGGGCATTGGCGTTTGCCGCGATGCGTTCGCGCCATTCGACGTTGTAGCCTAGGCCGCGAACAAGCGCTTCCGCTGGAACGAACTCGCCGATCGACTCAAGAATTTCCGGTATGTCGGGGTGATCGGCTGGCAGCCCGCTGCTGAGCGCGGCGATGAATGCCTTGAAGGTTCGGCCACGCTCCGCCTTGATCGGTTGGCCGTCTTCGTCGATCGGGCCCCAGTCGCAGAACTCTTCGACGTTCTCCAGGAACATCAGGCGCGGCCGAGTTGCGTGTGCCCACCGGACAACAACCCATGCCAGTCCACGAACCTTGCGATCACGCGGCGCACCGCCCTTGGCCTTGCTGTGGTGGCGGCAGTCGGGCGAGGCCCAGAGGATGCCTACTGGCTGGCCGCCAGTGGCTAGCACAGGATCAACCTCGAAGACGTCGGCGACGTAGTGCGCTGTCTCTGGGTGGTTCGCGCGATGCACGGCTAAGGCGATCGGGTTGTGGTTTACAGCCACATCTGGCTCCCGGTAAGCCCGGGCAATACCGGTGCTAGCACCGCCGCCACCGGCGAACAGGTCAACAACCAGCTCCTTTTCGAAGGGCAGGCCCATGCTTGGCTGGCCGTGGATGAACTGCAGTTTCTTCTGTTGTGCGGACATAGAGGATCCTCGCCGGCTGGCGTGATTCGTTGAAGTGGGGAGGTGTTGACGAACAGCGATATGTATTTGTTCAGCGCTCTGCGTACCCGTCGGCACGCCAGCCCAACGGGTGCCAGGCCGCGGCCACAGCTTCAATGCCGCCGCATATGCTTACGTATGTGATAGGCAGGATCCTTTCTTGCCGATATATTAAGAGCCAAAAATTGCCATGGAACTCGGTATGAAGGTTGTAATTAATCTAAAAAAGCATCGTCAATGGGGTTGGGTGCAAAAAAACTATATCAACCTATTGGGAATAATCGCTCTCGCACTTTCAGTTTTAATCGGTGGCATGGTTATTGTTCACTTTCAATTCGGGCTGGATATTCCGTTGCTACATATAGCGCATCATGAAACGGCTCAGTACTGGGGGCAGATCGGAGATTTTATAGGTGGGATTTTAAATCCGGTTCTAAGTTTTTGTGCGTTAATTGCCGTGCTTTACAATCTTTCCTTGCAGAGAGAAGAGTTGGCGCTCGCTCGTAAAGATGCCAGGGACGCTCAGGAGATTCAAAATAGGCAGAGCGCTATTTTTAAACAGCAAAATTTCGAGTCTGTTTTTTTTAGGTTGCTTGAGGCTCACTCGTCTTTGTCTAAGGGTATGAGTATTAAGATTGAGTTTCAGGATGGATCTAAGTTGTATGAGGGTGAGGAAGCCTTCAGTTATCTTGCGAATCGCTACCTTCTACGGTCTAGTTCTTTTCTTAAAGTAAATCCGTACGTAGATTTCGCTCGACAAAATGAGGTGGTTTTAGATCGTGCTCAGGGGCTTCTGAATGACCATGTCGGATCAGTGGGGCACTACTTCCGCAATATGTACCAGATTTTAAAATACGTGGATGGTTTTGGGCATGCTTCTTCTGGTTCTTCCAGTAAGGCTCCTAAAGCTATGGAGATAAGGCGCGCCATCCGGAACTACAGATCGCAGCGAGACTACGCAAATATGCTTCGTGCGCAATTGAGTAGCAGTGAAGTTGCATGTCTTTTCCTAAACTGCCTAGCGTTGCAAGGGGCAGGGCTCAAGTATTACGTGGAAAAATACTCCATGTTGAAAACTTTGGAGCTCAAGGTGATAGGTTCAAATCCGGATGTTGCTAACCTTTATAATAGGTTGGCGTATGCCGACTATGAAGATATGGAGATGGCAGATATTGTTAGTCATATTCAAAGCCGATATCAGGCTGAGGATGAAGAAAGGTCTGCGCCAGAAAACTCAATCGCCTAAGCGAATACTCCCTATCTCGGGCGGAGTATAATCGTTGAATAGGGGAAGGCGTAGCGGGCAGCGCAAGAGGGTCGGCTCTATCCGTTCATGGCTTTCTCCAAGGTGAGTTCCTGCTTCATCGGCTGGTGTGATTCGTTGAAGTGGGTTATTTCTATTGTCTCGACACTTTTGCTACTGACGGAGTATTTCAATGAAGCGATTACTGTTTGGCGCTTTGGTTGTATTGACTGCGGGGACTGCGAATGCGGGGATACCACTGCTGAACGCAACATGCCCAGGAAATATTGAGGTTCATGCTGACAAGGGCGGGCCGATCTACATCAATGGCAAAGAGGGGGAGCTGAAGAAATTCAACGATAACTCCTTCGAAGCCAAAGGTAGCGGGGTGACCATCTCGCTTACGATCATGCCCGATGGCTCACCTGATGTTTCGTACACTGGCAAGAACAAAGCTAATGGGGTTTGTCAGGTGAAGGAGTAGGGCTCACAAGGCGTGGTAGCGTTCTCCGTATGTCTCGCCAGCTGGCGTGATTCGTTGAAGTGGGGTATGTATCTCTGATATCACACTGGCAGGAGGCCGACATGAGGTTACAAAGCGATGTAGACGCCTTGGCGGCGATTGAAGAGGACGCGAAAGCAATGCTGAAACGGATAGGGCTACCCAACAGCGAGCAAATGCTTGAGGTGGTCGTCTTCCTTCGCCAGATCATTGATCTCGCCACCTATACGGAGTCACCAGGCCAACTCATTGAATCGCCGAACTTCGTCTAAGCCTGAGGCGATGGTGGCAAATTGGTGGAGCTTGGGGTATTTGTGTTCGGTCAGGCCTGGAGCCGGAAAGGAGTTGTGATGCAAAAAGAGTTAGGCCTATCTGGGCGCTGTGGTTTTGCCTTGCTTGCGGTAACGATTAGTGCATTGCCAGTCGCTTTGTTTGCGAAAGCGATAAGCATTGAAGTCTTCAGTGCTGTAGGCGTTGTTTGGCTTCTTGTATCTGCGGTGATGATTCTCGGTGACAGCATTACAGAGATCACGCTTTGGAAGGCATCGATAAAGCGTGATGTCCGTGCAGCTCAAGAGGCTCGACAAGGAGCTGAAGAAGTTCTTTCTCAGTTGCGCGATATCACCCGTCTAGTGATTGAGAACGAATATGTGCTCCTTTCGGGCAGCCAGTTGGCCAACCTGGGCCATCCTTCCGTTGCGCACGTCCAGAGAAACCTCGACGCGCTGACCGATAAAATATTGGTGACTGGCGAAGACAAAGAGCAATGGCAAACTCGAATGAAGGAGCTCATGCAGCAGCCTTTTGAGTACCGCTGATCAGCGAGAGCTCAGGCTCGCCGCACCTTGAAGTGAAGCATCGCCCTGATGCTGTGGCAGAAATCCTGAAGCCGCTCATAAGCCTTGTACTTCGCCTGACCTCGAGTGGCTGCCCAGACCCTGACCAAATCTTCGCGGGCTTCCCTGTTCCAGTCGAGGTCATCCCAGTCATGCTTGAACGGTAGGACCAACCACTCCTTGAGAGGCAACGTCTCCGCCATCTCGCCGTATTGCACATCGTGGGTCGGGTTATAGTTGCTGATCCGCTTCTTCGGATCTTCGTCCAGCACCACGCCGATGTAGTGACCGCGATCAGCCAGGATGACGCCGGGCTTGCCGTAGGCAATGACGCGGCGCCCGATTTCGGCGGGCACCTGATAGTGCTGCCGTACGTATGCGCAGTTGTGGCTCATGGTTTCTCCAGTCAAGCGCCGCCCTCCGTGACCGCTGGTGGCAATTTGGTTTGGGGTGGGGTATTACATAAAGTGGGATGGAGCCGGATCAAGGAGAAAATTGTGGCTGATTCGCCGTGGGATATGCTGTCGGCCGTTAGTACTTTGGCCGCTGTTGTTGTAGCGCTGGGAGTTTCCGGCCACACAGCTTGGGCCAACAGACGGACTGAAAAAGATCGCTCAGAGTTGGCAGCTGCGAAAATGCTTAGTCCGATTACTGCCTTAGAAAGCAAAGCGGGATACCTGTACGCCTTTTTTAGTTTCGACGACGAAGAGTCCGTCAAACAGCACGCAAGTGTCCTTTTGGCTATTCAAGAACTCGAGGTAATGGCTAAGGCGATTTCAATTGACGATTTGTACCCGCTGCTCCATCTGAAAAGCCATGCAGCCAAGAGGTCAGCAAGGGCGCTTGGTTTGATCCAGACATTTTCCGCTGATGCCATCGCGACACTTTTACATTCCTCTTGGGGCGCTTTAAGGGTGCGTAAAGTTCAGTACAAGAGATGGGCAGGAATGCTATCCGAAATCAAGGATCACCTCTCGGTTGCTGTATCTGCATGTGCCGACGCTGCGTCAGCAGGAGCGCCAAGGCCTACACCTGAAGAGATTCACGGACCATAGGCTTACCGCCCTCCGTTACCGGATGCGACAAAGGTGTGGTGGCATTTTGATTTTTCATGGGGTATTTGTTCTTTTCGGCATTGGGCCGGATCTAAGGATTGGACATGAAAAAAACAGTAGTTGATCACCTATGGAACAAAATTGGTGATCTTGATATGTATGGCAGCGCCGCTGCTCAGGCCAAATTGGACGAGGTCGTAGAGCTCGCCCGGAAAATCCATGAGGCTGAAGGCTCAGACGTAGCAAGCAACGTACTCGCGCACGGTCTCATTGAGACTGCGTTGCTTCGATGCCGGCAACTCCAAGACTATGAACTACCAGGCATGGGCTACGACGAACTTCAAATTTTTCATGGCTATGCGACTAATGCGATGAAGAGAGCAGAAAAAGTGATCGATACCGAGCTGGCGCATTTGGGGCTTTAACTGGGGCGCACTATTTCGTCTTCATCCTCTGGCGTATCGTCTGCGAGCGACTTCAGGCCTGCCGCACGAATGAGCCGCGACACCTTCTCGCTAATAACGAAAGGTGTCGTGACACAGCGAAGCATCCAAGCTTGTGTCTCAAAGTCGGCGGAGATCAGGTTCATCAGCAGCCGCTGGTGAATGTCCTGCTGGTTATTGATGCAGTGGGCCTTCATCACGCGCTGCAAGTCCGGCTTGAACACGCCGGCCACCTCAACCGTAAACTTCTCGATGCCTAGCGCGGCGTTCTTGGCCGCTTCCTTCTCGCGCTTCTTGCGCTGCTTGATGGCTTCCGCCGTCAGCTCCTGCTGTTCCTCGGCCATGGCCTACCTCTTCAATTCCGCTGGCTGGGATCTCCAGCCATGTTTGTCGTTTGCGCTGCTGGATACGAGCTAAGCGACGCACGAGGTACTCCCCTGACGTGCTTTCGGGTACCCGGCTGGCCAACGCCACCCGAGGCGCTGGCTACACCACGGAGCAATTGCTTGGCGTGACCGATGCCATCAACAAGGCATTCGTAATTTCCGGCGCCACCATGCAGGAGGCATCGAACGCCGCTATTCAGGTGTCGCAGGGCCTCGCTTCTGGCACGCTGCGCGGTGAAGAGCTGAACTCGGTGATGGAACAAGGTCCGCGCATCACCCGTGCCCTGGCTGAATACCTCGGCGTTACAAACGGCCAGATTCGACAGATGGCCGCCGACGGCAAGATCACTGCCGAGGTCGTGACCAACGCCCTGCTTAAATCGTTGACCTCGCTCAACTCAGAGCTTGATCGCATGCCGCGCCGGTTCGAGCAGGCATCGACGGCGCTGAAAAACAACTTCCTGGCTGCTGTCGGCCAGATCGACATTAATCCGCTGATCAGTTCGGTCGATGCACTGGCCAGCTCTCTGGCAAAGCCTGAGGTAATCAGCGGCATTCAGACCATCGCCACCGGCCTGGGCAATGTCGTGGCAATCGGCGGGGACGGCTTGAAAGCAGTCGTCACCAATGCCGATGCGCTGATGGCGATTACCGGTGCCTATGCCACAAAGGTAGGCGTCGGCCTGGTAAGTTCGCTGGCGCTTGCGGCAAAGGCTCGCCTGGCCGATACCGTCGCCGCCAATCAGCAGATCATTGCATCCCGCCAGGCAGAAGTAGCCGCCGTCGCCGAGGCCGTCGCGATACAGAGCGTGGTTGTGGCTTCGACTGAGGCCAGCTTAGCGCGAGCCATCTACGCCCGTAGCGAAGCTATGGCTACTGCGCAGACAGAACTGGCCAGCCTTAAACAGCTGAAGGCCGTATCCGCTCAGCTTGTCGCCGACCGCAACCTTGAGATTCAGCGGCAGAAGGCGCAGATAAGCAACGCCGGCCTGACAGCTTCGCACACCCGGCTCGCCGAGATCCGCACGGCTGAGGCGGCAATTACCTCGCAACTCACAGCTGCCGAGGCCCGTCTTGCTGCGGCTCGACAGGCCGAGCTGGCGACCGGCGCAGTCGTCGGGCAGCAAACCGTGGCGCTCAACGCCGCCCGAGCGGAAGGTGCGGCAATCCTGGGCGCACAAGCTGGCGCACAGAATGCACTCAATGCCGCCGAGTCGCGTGGCGCAGCAGTTCGCGGCGCCTCCATGGCAGCCATTGGCGGCCCGCTTGGCCTAGTAACGCTGGGCCTGTCCGCCGCTGCCGCTGCCTACATCTATTTCAGCAGTTCCGCAGACACCGGCACGCAGTCGCTGATTGATCAAAACCTGACGATTGACGAGACGGTCAAGAAGTTTGACAGCCTGACCGCGGCCCAGCAGCGAAATCAGGCGTCGAAGTGGGCTGAGGCACAACAGGCGGCGCTCGATCAGGCGTCGGCCGCGGCCAGCAAGTACGGAAACATCGCTGAAAATGCGATCACTTCCGTGGGCGCGGCGCGGGTAGCGGATATTTCGACCCTGGCGTCGATGATTGCGCAGGTCAAGTCGGGCCAGAAAACCCTGGACGATGTCACCGTCTGGATGCAATCGACTCAAGGCCTGTCAGGTGGCTTCAAGTCCTCTCTGGAAGGGATTGCGGCTGGGTATGACACCAATATTCAATCGGCGGATGGCTATGCCGAGCGCCTGCAATCCGTCAACAAACACACGCAGGACCTGTCGGCCAACAACGGCAAGCTGGCCGCATCGCAAGACGCAACCAGCAAGGCCAATGGCGCCAGCACGCAGGCGTGGGACAAGTACATTGAACAGCTGACCAAGGCGCGCGACCTGGTTGGCGCCAACGCTGCGGCCGAAGCGGCATACACCGCTATCAAGATGGGCGCCAGCACTGCGCAGCAGGCCCAGGCCAAAGCCATCGCCGCCCAGACGGACCTGCTGAACAAGTATCAGGATGCGGTCAAGGAGAACAACAAGGCAGAGCAGGAGCGCCTGAAGGTTCTGCTGGTGGCGAGCTACACCGCCATGCAGGCCGCCGAGGATTCGGCAGCCGCGCAGAAGAAGGCACTGAACGACACCGCGAAAACTGCCGAAGAGAGCGCGACCCGGCAAGTCAACGCTATGCAGCGGATCATCGACAAGTCGATCAATCTGGCCGCGGGACGAAGTCTGCTGTTAGTCAATCAGCCCGATCAAAACCTCAGTGGTTAAGAGGCTTCGAATTCGCCGGTAGTCCGGAGGCAGGCGCCGCCGGGGTTTGTGTCGATGACCTTGAGGCGCCCCTCGATGTGGAGGACAGTCCCAACATGAAGCAGGGCCTCGCCGCGCAAGACCGCTGCTATTGCCCCTGGCTCAGGCGGGCACTCCTCCATCGAGACTCGAAGCGAGCGATATACCTTGGTGTTCTCGCGGATCTTGTCCTTGCCCACCGAGCCAAGGCTTGGCAGCCAGGGCAGCCCGAACAGGTCATGCCGAATGACTCGGCATAACCCCCAACAATCGAAGGCAATAGGACCCCTTGCACCCTCGCGATACGGGGCGCGCATGAATTTCTCGATCATGGTTAGGTGTACTTCAGGCCAGGGGCCAAGGTAGTGGTCAGGATGGTGCGCAGACCGTTTGTATTGAGCAGGTCGTAGAAGCCGGCGGTGAGCTTGGCGATGTCATCCTCGTAATCGCGGCTGAGCAGTGTCATTCGGTAGCGCTCACTGGGGAACGACAGGTCTTCTACCAGGTACCGGCGGAAGGTGATGATGAAGCGCCGCCCGGCAGCCTTCGCTGCCTCCACCACCTCCTGTACCTCTCCCGTCACGTTGTCCATGCCGAGAACCAGGTTCTGGAAGCCGCTGTTGTCGTTCTTGGGTAGCGCCAAGTCCATGGCCATCGCAATGAAGGTCATGGTTCGGCCGTCCTCGGTGGTGCACACCCTGTCCTCAAAGCCGGAGCAGTAGAGATGGGAGACGGAGCCTCCCTCCTCCAGCCCCTCAATGGTGTCGACCAACTCCCCAAGGCCCGATGCGTAGCACTGTTCAATAAGGTTCATCCGAAGTACCTCGTGTACCACTTCTCCAGCGATCCCTGCAGGCCGTCATTGAACTGGCCAAGCGGCATGCCCAGCGCTGCCCCGAGGTATTGATCCTCGGTGTAGATCGGACGCTCCTTGAGTTGAAGAACCGCCGAGTATCGCCAGCGGGTTCACGCCAGTGGTCAATGGTCCGCTAGAGCCACCACACATCCTGTTCGGTCCTGCTGCGCGCTGGGCCTACCCGGTGCTGATCACCAGCTCCGACCCAGCCAACGGCAACACGGCGATGAAGGGCATGCCCTACGACGCCCGCGTTTACACCTACGACGACCAGTTCCCGCCGGCATGAAGCCGCTGCAGTGACCAAGCTCGCCAAGTGCGGGCTTTTTTATTGAGGAAAAAATATGACCGGCGCAGAGTCTCTGCAGCTTTTTATGGGGCTCGTGGCCAATGGCAATGAGCTGTTCCTGTCTGATGAGGACTTTGTCGTCATCAACGGCATCACCAAGCCCACGCTGAAGAAGATTTACTCGGACTTCTTGGCCAGTACCGGCACATTTACGAGCGTCGCCGCTGGCCTGGCAGCCACCAGCGGCACGGGTACCAGCAACCGGTTTTTCTCTGTAATAAGCGATGTTGGACAGAATGAGATTCGGTATCGAAACGATGCCGGCGTTGCCGTAGAGGTTTCGGCATTGCCGAATCTTCAAGACCTGTTGCGCCTGTCAGACCGGGTCGGCGGGATTACTGAGCTATTTGATACCCCCAATCAGTGGCCGGACCATGACTACACGTTGTCGCAAGAGGCTGCGAACGTGGTTACGGTCGATGGTCGTTTTGCCAAGACCGTTAACGCCACGCTGACCAAGGGACTTGTCGGCGGTCGTCCGATGTTAACGGTGGCCAGCACCGATACCAACGAGGGGAGCTACACCTGGACGCAGCCAGTTGCCCTGCTTGGCTTAGCGGAGGGCGATGTATTCTCCGCATCGATCCGGGTGTTCAACCGGGCTGGCACGCAGGCCGCTCGGATTCTGGTGAGGCAGATGGATAGCGCCGGCGCGGAGCTGACGGCCGCTCGGCAGACGTTTACCGTGCCTACCATCATGGGCTCGGAACTCGTTCCCAAGTTTGCGGGCGTCGCCATCGCTGCTGATGCGGTGTCGATCAGTATCTTGGTGGGTGTGACGGGGACGTCCACCCGCTTGTCAGTCGGGGAATTCCTGATTGCCAAGGGCGCCCTAGCTGAGTATCGGCCCAATTACCTCAAGACGTTGAACGCCGCGATCACGGCAGCCACCGCCGGCTTGCAAACGCAAATCAGCGCGAACACCAATTCGACCAACCTGCTGGAAGGACGTGTCGAAGGTATCACCGAGGTTTTTGACAACCCCAACCTGTTCACTGACAAGGATTACGTCAAGACCGTCGCGGCCGCCGGTTTGGACGCAGCAGGAAGTGGCACCTATACCAAGACGGCCAACGCCGTGCTGGCCCAAATCACCACCGGGGACGGCCGCAAAGGGTTCTCCTTTTCGGTCAGTGCCGCCTCGAGCAACAGCTTTCGCTGGCTGCAAACCTTGGCGGCGGCCGGCTTGGTGGCAGGGGACAAGTTTTCGGCGTCGGTGCGGATCCTCGGCGGTACGTCCCTCGGACTGAGTCGCATCCTGGTGCGGCAATTCAACAACAGTTCGGGCGAGATCACCGGCGCGCGGCAAACCTACACCATTGCCAACGGCACTGTGCCGGAAACGGTGGTCAAGTTTGCCGGGATGACCCTCGACCCGGCGGCGGTGTCGATCGACATTTACCTAGAAGCCAACAGCCTGTCGACATCGCTGCAGATGACCGACTACATGCTGGCCAAGGGTACCGTCGCTGAGTACCGTCCAGCCACCAAAGGCCGGCTGGCGACCAGCGAGGACTTGAGCACGGTGTCGTCGATCGACGCCGAGCGGGAAAAGTGGCGCTGGTCGCCGAACATCTTCCCTGATCCACGGTTCACCAACAGTGGCACCGCCTTTCCGTGGGCTACCGGCGCGGCGACACCGATCGTGGGCAAGAACGGTCAGGCCTGTATCGAGACCCCAGCCAGTGCCTCGGCGGTGAACCGGCGCACGTTCAAGCTGAGTGTGGCGAACTTCAAAAGCGGCAAGATCTCGGCGTCGCTGGTGATTCAGGAAAAGATCGGTGACCAGGGGCTGTCCGGTATCCAGCTGCGGCTGGTGGCGTTCGATGCGGCGGGCACCCAGTTGAACTGGACATCGGTGGGGGATGACGGCGGCAACACCACCTATTACTCGCGATACCTGCCGCAAGCCAACGTCACCTCGGCCAAGACCCTGATCATTGCGGACAACGTGCCGTTACCCGCCGGCACGACAGATGTTGCCTTCGACATTCGCATTGCGACCACGGTGCAGGCCTACCTGACCATGGTGGCGATTCGTGAAGGGGCCGACACCAGCTTCAAGGACACGGCTGGTTCCTCGGTGTTGAAGGTCGCTTACGTCACTCCGACCGGCAGTGATGTGGCCGGAGACGGCTCGGCGGGTGCGCCGTTCGCGTCGACCAACGCCGCGCTGATCGCGCTGGGAGGACGTGGCACGGTGATTCTGCGCGGTGCGGAGTTCGGCAAGGTCGTCCAGATCAACCCGCAGTTGGTCACCGACCAGGTGGTGATCGTCGGGGAGTGGACGGGTACCGCCAATCCCGTGGTGCGCATGAGTGACAGAATGACCGGCATCAGCAAAACCGTCGGGCAGACCAAGATCTACCAGGCGGCCGTGGCCGGGCTGACGGTGACGCCGAACTGGTTCTACCAGGACGGTGTTGCCGATGCTCGGAGCCTGATCGAGGCAGGGCGGCACCAGCCCGAACACAACGGACGCACCCACCGCTTGCCGTTTACCCGGATCATCAAGGCCACGGCCACCACGCTCGCCACGGCGCTGGCCGAGCTGGATGCCGCCAGTGATCCGCGCTGCTACTACGAGGCCGGGGTGCTGTATTTCACCGTGGACTCCGGCGGCGATGGCACCGCCGCGAAGCTGTACCTCGACTCCGCCACCGGCTTCATCGCTCCGGGCGTAACCGAAAGCTGCGGACAGATCACCCTGCAGAACCTCGATGTTCGTTATGGCGGGTTGAACACACGGCCGTTTCGCAAGACGTTGCTGGATGGCGTGGCCGTTCATGGCTCTCGGATCAATTGTTGGGAGCACGCAGGCAACTCAAGGTTCGGCATGCTCGAGGTGTCGTGCGGCGGATCCTTTACCACGGACGGTACCGGCGACGGGGTGAACGGTCATTTCCACGCCAATCTGATTGGCGACAGCCTGTACGCGCATGACTGCAACGATGATGGGGAATCCAACCATGAATGGGGGAGGACGAGGATTCACGACCATTACTGTGAGTACAACGGCGGTACGGCGGTGGCACCGACCTACGGCTGTGATGCGATCTACAGCAACGGACGCAGCTTCCGGAATCAGCGGATCGCCGGACGCAAGGCTGCAGCCTATTACGTGTCGGGAGCGCCGGCCGATGGCGGCAGCGAAACGATGGCGATCTTTCGTAATTGCCGATCGGAAGAGGACACCGTCAGCTTCTGTGACAACTCGCCCTCGCTGGACGCTTATGCCATCTGTGAAGGCTGTGAGTCGGTCAACCCGACCACCACCGCCTATGACGTTTACCTGATCCGAAACTGCCGACACACCGGCACGGGCGCCACCAAAACCGCCAAGGTCATCGTTCGCAACACCACCTTGGTGGCCTGACCAGCCAACACACATGCCCGCTTCGGCGGGCTTTTTTTCGCCTGGAGAAAAGTTATGCCTGTAACCGAAAAAGACCGCGATGTCCTGGCTCGCACGCTGTGGGGGGAAGCCCGTGGCGAAGGCCTGGCCGGCCAGATCGCCGTGGCCTGGACGATTCGCAACCGCGTGAACGACGGCAAGGCCAAATCGTGGTGGGGGGAGGGTTACGTCGGCGTATGCCAGAAGCCCTATCAGTTCAGTTGTTGGAACAGGAACGACCCGAACTACGCCTACCTGAGTGGCGCGAAGCGGATCCCGTTCCGCGAGCTGGCCCAGGCGCAGATCGTCGCTGATCAGGTGATGGCGGGCAAGGTTTCAGATCCGACCGGCGGAGCGACCCACTACTACGCAACGACGATGCCCAATCCCCCTGTGTGGACTAAGGGCACCAAGCAGACGCTGAAGCTCGGGCGTCACCTTTTCTTCAAGGATGTGCCGTGAACCCGTGGCGCGGACCTGAATCTCTCACAATATCCGAGGCAACAAACATGCAACTGATTAACAATTGGAAGGATGCGTTGAAGATGTCCAGCGTTCAAGCCGGCGGCGCGATTGCCGCACTGGGCATGGCTGAGCAATTGCTGCCTCAGTTGCAGGCGGTATTGCCGCCGGCAGCATACGGCGTTCTGGGCTTTCTGGTGATGCTGGCCCGAGTGATCCTGCAGCCAAAGCTGAGTAAATAAGCTGGGCGACTGAAGCTCAATGCCAAATCAATCTCAACACTGAAGTGAAAAAGAGCGATCGGGTTAGATGCGCCAACATCCAGCCCGACCGCCGTCCCCGCAGAATGTCCCTGCAAGTCCAGCCAAGGCTCTCGCTTCGTGCACAAAGCGAAGCGACCCTAGCACCTGTTTATCCATACAGTAAAGGTCTTGCATTATATGTCGACTCCCATCATTCCTTGGATGGGCGGTAAACGCCGCCTGGCCGATCGCCTCATTCCTCTTTTTCCTCCGCACGAATGCTATGTCGAAGTCTTTGCCGGCGGTGCGGCGCTGTACTTTATGCGGCCTCAGGCGGCACCTGTTGAAGTCCTCAACGACATCAATGGCGACGTGGTGACGCTGTATCGCGTCGTACAGAATCACTTGGAAGAGTTCGTGCGCCAGTTCAAATGGGCGCTGAGCTCGCGCCAGATATTCGAATGGCAGAAGATGACCCGCCCTGAAACCCTAACTGACATTCAGCGGGCCGCTCGATTCTTTTACCTGCAGCACCATGCCTTTGCTGGCAAGATCACCGGGCAAGTCTTTGGCACCGCGACGACAGGCCCAGCGATCAATCTGCTTCGGATCGAAGAAAATTTGTCGGCTGCCTGGCAGCGTCTATCCGGCACATACGTCGAGCATCTGCCTTGGTTGGAGTGCGCGGAGCGCTACGACCGTGCCCATACTTTCCACTACATGGACCCGCCTTACTGGCAGACCGCTGGGTACGGTGTGGACTTTCCGTTCGAGAACTACGAGCGCATGGCCGACTTCATGCGCCGCTGCAAGGGTAGGGTGATGGTCAGCATCAACGACCACCCGGACATTCGCCGGGTGTTTGAAGGCTTTCATTTTGAGACGCTAGATATTCGCTACACCACCACCAACCAGCGTCAGGGCAAAGCCGAGGTCACCGGCGAACTGGTGATCATGAACTGGGAGCCAGCGGCGTTGGGAGGACTATTTTGA